CTAAATTTGTAAAAGCATTTCAAAACCATATGTTTTATGCAGGTGCTACAAATACACAAGAAGTTTTATTTAGTGCACCTTTTGCTGAAGATGATTTTAATACAGCTGATGGTGCAGGTTCATTTAAAGTTGACTCTGAAGTAGTTGGATTAAGAGTATTTAGGAATGAATTATTTATATTTTGTATAGATAGAATTTATAAATTGACTGGCTCATCATCTGCAGATTTTGCAGTACAAGAAGTTACAAGAAATATTGGATGTAGAGATGGTGGTAGTATTCAAGAGATTGGCGGTGACGTTATATTTTTAGCACCAGATGGATTAAGAACTATTGCTGGTACAGCTAGAATTGGTGACGTTGAACTTGGATCTATATCCAGACAAATACAAGCTAGAATTGATGAAGTGGGATTAGATAGAATAACATCATTAGTTATTAGAGACAAATCACAATATAGAATATACTATCCTACTACAGCAGGATCTCAAGCATCATCAAAAGGAATTATAGGAGTATTAAAAAATAATCCAAATACAGGACAGATTGGTTTTGAATACTCTGATATGATAGGTATTAAACCTGCATGTACAGATTCTGATTTTATAAGTAATGTTGAAACGCAAGTATTTGGTGGATTTGATGGATACATTTATAAAATGGAAGTAGGTAATACTTTTGCTAATGGTGCAAGCACGAATACTATTGTAGCTACATATAGATCTCCAGATATGGTATTAGGTGACCCAGGTTTAAGAAAGTATATGCAAAGGGTTAATCTAAACTACGAAGGGGAAGGTACTTCAGTTAATGCTGATTTAGCAATTAGATATGACTATGATAGTTCAGATACACCCCAACCAAATAAAATAAGTTTAACTTCTGCTGGTGGGGCAGCTCTGTATGGCACAGCTATTTATGGTAGTGCATTATATGGAGCATCAGGTACACCACTTATAAGACAAACAGTAGAAGGATCTGGATTTGCAGTAGCTTTGAAAATAGATGATAGAAACCAAGCAGATGCATTTTCAGTTAAAGGATTTCAGCTAGAATTTACCCCAGGAGGAAGAAGATAATGGCAGGATATAGTGCACGACAATCAACATACACAACAGGTGATACAATTGCAGCTGCAGATACTAATGATGAGTTTAATCAGTTATTATCTGCATTTAATGCAACTACAGGACACACGCATGATGGTACTGCGGGTGATGGTGGGCCTGTAACTACATTAAGGGATGCAAACGGATATAATAAAGTATTAATTGATAGCACTAATGATCATTTAGAATTTTATGTAAATGTATCCTCTTCAGCTGTACAACAGTTTAGAGTAGAAGATGGTGCTATTGTACCTATTACAGATAATGATATAGACTTAGGTACGTCTAGTTTAGAATTTAAAGACTTACACTTAGATGGTACAGCTAATATTGATAGCTTAGTAGCTGATACAGCTGATATTAATGCAGGTACAGTAGATGCAGTTATTGGGGGTACAGCTCCTGCTGCTGGTACATTTACTACATTAACTGCAAATACAAGTTTAGCTTTAGCATCAGGTGCAACAGTTACAGCTATTAATGATGAAGATACAATGTCATCTGATAGTGCAACTGCATTAGCTACACAACAATCTATTAAAGCATATGTTGATACTGAAATTGCTGCATTACCTATAGGAGATATTACTGCAGTTAATGCTGGTACAGGCTTATCAGGTGGAGGTACAACTGGTGATGTAACTTTAAGTATAGATACAGGAACTACAGTTGATTTATCAACAGCTCAAATTTTAACAAATAAAACTCTAACAGCTCCTGTTATATCTACTATTTCTAATACTGGAACTTTAACATTACCCACATCTACAGATACATTAGTTGGAAAAGCTACAACAGATATCTTAACAAATAAAACTTTAACTAGTCCAGTTTTAAATGGTTCATTATCTGGTACAGCATTTTTAGATGAAGATACTATGTCTTCGGACTCTGCAACAGCAGTAGCATCACAACAGTCTATTAAGGCTTATGTAGATGCACAAATTACTGCTGAAGATTTAGATTTTGCAGGAGATACAGGGACAGGTGCAGTTGATTTAGATAGTCAATCATTTACTATTGCAGGAACTGCTAATGAAATAGAAACTTCTGCTTCTGGTCAAACTATTACGGTTGGTCTACCTGATGCAGTAACTATAAAACAACTTACTTTAAATCCTGATACAAATATTGGAAAAGTATTAGCACTAGAAGTACAGCAAGGAGATGTATTTAAATTTGGAGATGTAGAACTTTATAAAGACAGAACATCTGGTAATCATTATATTACAAATCCTACTGCATCTGATAATTTATCAATTGGTGGCGATAGTGTTATAATTAATGATAGCACACAAAATAAAGTCATATCTCGTTTTGATTTTAGTGGTGGAAATGGTGTTTCATATATAGGGTATTATGATAGTAGTACAGGATATGGTGCAAAACTTACAACTACAAATACTGGAGTAGATATAACTGGTAATGCTATTATCAGTGGTGATTTAACAGTATCGGGTAATGACATCACTATGGGTACAAATACAGACACTGCAATTATGGTTGCAGATGGTAGTAATTTTAACCCAGTAGTTCCTAGTGGAGATGTAACTTTAACAAATGCTGGTGTATTTGGAATATCTAGTGACGTTATAGTTAATGCAGATATTAATGCATCAGCTGCTATAGATGCAACTAAAATACATGATGGTACAATATCAAATACTGAATTTGGATATTTAAATGGTGTAACATCTAATATTCAAACACAATTAGACAGTGCTGCAACTGCGGGTTTTTCTATAGCTATGGCAATTGCACTTTAACATTGACAATTTTTGTAATAGCTATATAATATATTAATAAGGAGAAATAAATAATGGCACAAAACTTTAGAAGATACACAAGCAACGATGTAGGAACATCAGCTGCTGCTATACCTAGCGGTGCAGCATTTGATAGCTATGATACTGTTGTAGGTATTTCAGTTGCAAATATAACAACATCTGCTGTTACTGCATCTGTATATATTAATGATGGTTCTAACGACATTTATCTTGTTAAAGATGCACCGATTCCAAGTGGATCTGCATTACAGGTTTTAGATGGCGGGGCTAAGTTTGTAGTTCAATCTGGTGATAGAATTTATGTTCAATCAGATACAGCTTCATCATTAGATGTTTGGGTATCAGCCGTAGACGCAATAAGTACATAGGAGAAATAAATGCCTTTTATTGGAAATCAACCAGCTTTAGCTTTCACAAGTTTTGCTAAACAAGACTTCACTACAAGTGCGACTACATCTTACACACTTGATAATCCTGTAACTAACGAAAATGAGTTAGCATTATTTATTAACTTTGTAAGACAAGAACCTACAACTGCATACTCTGCTAGTGGTACAACTCTAACATTAACAAGTGCTACATCTGCATCAGATGATATGTACTGTGTGTATTTAGGTAAAGCTGTTCAAACAGTAAATCCTTCAAGTGGTTCAGTAGGTAGTTCTCAAGTTTCTGCTGATTTAATTACTGGTCAAACTGCTTTAGGTGCAACACCAGCAGATACAGATGAGCTTTTAATTTCTGATGCTGGAACATTAAAGAGAGTAGATTTTAGTTATTTAAAAGGTGGAACTAATACTCCAGCATTTAGAGCAAAAGTTAGTTCAAATCAAACAATAAGCAATGGAACAAATACAATAATTACCTTTGATACAGAAGAATTTGATGTTGGTTCAAATTACAATACGTCAAATGGAAAATTTACTCCAACGACTGCTGGAAAATATTTTCTATATTGTAAATTAAAAGTAGCACTTGGAACTGGAATTGTTTACATGGAATTTAGAAAAAATGGAAGTAATGTTCATTCTAATTATGAAAATGTTGGTTCAAGAGCTAGTGGAGATTATGGTCTACAATTATCAACTATACAATCAGCAAATGGTTCTAGTGATTATTTTGAGGTAAATTATTATCAAGGAAGTGGAAGCAGTAAAACACTTTATGGTGGAGCTGATAGTAGTTTTATGGGTTACAAAATTATTGAGTAGGAGAAATAAATTATGGCAATAACAAAAATACAATCTGAAAGTCTTAACCTAGCTTCACTTTCTTACGAAAGTAAAGAAAAGATTCTAAGTTTAACGAAGGAGATTAACTAATGGCTATTACTAAGATACAATCGGAATCGTTGAACTTAGCAGACACTTACGATTTTACAGGAACTGTAACTGGTGCTGGTGGTGTTAATACTCCAGCTTTTAAAGTAAAAAATGCTTCAGATGTATCTTTATCAAATGCTACTGCTACAAAACTTACATTAGATAGTGAAATTTTTGATACTGATAATGCTTTTGCATCTGATAAATTTACAGTTCCAAGTGATAAAGCTGGTAAGTATTTTATAAGTCTACAAATATCTTTAGAAGGTCAATATGACGTAACAGAAATGAAAGGTATGATTTATAAAAATGGTAGTCTTGTAAATGATATACAGATTAAACTAAAAATGGATGATAATATTATATCTGGTGGAACTGAAATGTTTTTAAACGCAAATGGAATTTTAGATTTATCTGTGTCAGATTATGTAGAGGCGTATGTTTATATTTCTAGTACTTCTGGTGGTGTTTATGTAGCTAAAGATAATAAAAATTTTTTTCAAGGATATAGAATTATAGAATAAGGAGGTAACAAACTATGGCACAACTAAGTACAAAAATAAAATCATACTGCGAAGCTAACGGAGTTAGCGAAGTAGATTTTTTAAATGATGTTAAGTTGCAAGACGACAGTAATGGTCAAGGTGCGTATATCAAAGAATGGAACTTAGATATTGCACAACCAACTGACGCACAACTAGCAACATTTGAGACTGCTGCAAATACTGCTGAGAGTAATGCAACAGTCGATGCAACAAGAAGAAGCCAATATGGTTCTTGGGGAGATCAGTTAGATGAAATCTACCATGACATAGATGCTTGGAAAGCAAGAATACAAGGAATTAAAACAAATAACCCAAAGAGTTAATAAATGGCATATATAGGTAAGACACCAGTAATAGGAAACTTTGTAAAGCTAGACAGCATAACTGTTGTTAATGGTCAAGCTGCATACACTATGCAAAATGGAGGTGTGAACTTCACATCTTACGACAATGTCAATCAGTTTTTAGTTTCATTAAATGGTATACTTCAATCACCGACAGATAGTTTTACAGTAAGTGGTTCTACACTTACCTTTGCATCTAATCTTTCTACAGGAGATGTAATAGATTTTGTATTGGTATTAGGTAACAGCTTAGACATAGGCACTCCTTCAGATAATACTATCTCTACTGCCAAACTACAGGCTAACGCAGTTACAAGTGCAAAATTAAATAACGATATTATTTCTGGTGCTACTGAACTTGCTAGTGAACCAGCAGACACAGACGAATTTTTAGTATCAGATGCTGGAACAATAAAAAGAATTGATTATTCCTTAATTAAAGGTGGTGGAATTACAGAAGCAGATCAATGGAGATTAACTTCTAGCATAACATCTGATACCGATCCAATTAGTGCTAACCTAGAAAGAGTTGATGATGCAACATTTTCAAAAATCGGAACAGGAATGTCAGTTAGTTCTGGTCATTGGACTTTTCCGTCTACAGGATTATGGCAAGTTTTTGGTAATGCAAATATAGGTACAAGTTCAGCAGATACTGTATATTTAAAAATAGAAGCATCTACAGATAGTGGAAGTACTTATGATACCCTTGTTCAATTTCAACAAGCAGATAGTGTTGCCACTTATGGTGGTCATGCTGGTGCTCATGTTTTTGTAAATGTTACAAATGCTTCGACTTTTAGAGTAAAGTTTCTTGCTGCTAGTTTTGGTGGAGCTGGTGCTGAAGTAAATGGAAACACAGGTTATAACTTTACTTATTTTACTTTTATTCGTTTAGGAGATAGCCAATGATAGATTACTTACAAAAAGCATTAGCATATTTTAATTCAGATAAACCTCAATGGTATGGTTGGAAAAAATACAATGATGATGGAACTAAAATTCCTAACGACCAACGAATGTGTTATGAATGTTTAATCTTAAATGATGAAACAGCAACTATGCCAACAGAGGCAGAAGTAAATGCAAAGATACAAGAATTAAAAGATGCTGAAGCAGACGCAATAACTAAAAAAGCATCTGGCAAACAAAAACTTTTAGACTTAGGATTAACCGAAGCTGAGGTAAAGGCTTTGATAGGAGTTTAAATGGCTCTAAACTTTGCTAACAACAACTCCTTATCAGCAATAACAACTCTACCAGCATCTATTTCTGGTGGTGCTATGACTTTAATCTCAGAGCAAACTGCATCTAGTTCAGCTACAATAGATTTTACATCTGGGATAGATTCAACTTATGATTCTTATGTGTTTAAGTTTATAAACTTACACCCACAAAATGATGGAAGAAATTTAAAATTTCAATTTAGTACAGATGGTGGTTCTACATATACTGTTAATATGACGACTACATTCTTTAATGCTATTCATTCTGAAGATGATACTTCATATGCACAATTACAATATGAAACTGCGTTAGATGTTGCTCAATCATATCCAGCAGATTTAATAGGTGCTGTTGGTAATGATAATGATGAAAATTTATGTGGTACTTTTCAATTATTTAATCCATCAAGTACAACATTTGTAAAGCATTTTATAAGCAGAATATCTAGTAGCCATGATTTTCCAATGGCAAATGATAATTTTGTTGGTGGATATGCAAATACTACAAGTGCTATTAATGGAATAAAATTTAATTTTAGTACAGGCAACATAGATAGTGGAACAATTAAAATGTATGGAGTAGGATAATGGCATTAGTTAAGTATAACGACAATAGTATAAGTGCTATAACCTCTACTGCTTCAATGCCAAGTGGAGCATTAACACATATTAAAACTTTAACTGCTAGTTCTAGTGCTACATTGTCATTCGTAGATGGAAGTTCAGATGTTGTTTTGGATAGCACATATCCTATTTATAAGTTTGAGTTTATTAACTGCCACCCAGCTAATAACACTGTTAAATTTCAATTTAATATGAGTACAGATAGTGGTTCTAACTACAATGTTACTAAAACTACAACTACATTTTATGCAATACATGATGATTTAGGCTCTAGTAATTTAGCTTATGATACAGGCTCAGATTTGGCTCAAGATACAGGAGATGCAGTTTTAAATACAGTTACAGGAAATGCAAGTAGTTCTAGTTGTTCTGGTTCTATGATGATTTTCAATCCTAGTTCAAGCACATTTGTTAAGCATTTTATATCTCAAACACATACAACTAGAGGAGATTCTGATGGAACTATTTATAATTGGTTCGGTGCAGGTTATGGAAATACTACAAGTCCTGTAGATGCTATTAGGTTTAATTTTGCATCAGGCAACATAGATTCTGGCACAATAAAACTATATGGAATAAAGGATTCATAATATGTCTATCATTAAATTAAATAATCAAGCTGTAAAAAACGCAACAGAATTTGGTTCTATATCAAGTTTAGGCAGTATGGTATTTATTAAAAAACTAACAGCATCATCTTCTGCTACTTTATCTTTTGTTGATGGGGCAAGTAGTGTTGTATTAGATTCTACCTATAAAGAGTATTTATTTACATTTAATAACATACACCCACAAACTAATAGTGTGTCTTTACAATTTAACATGAGTTCAGATAGCGGCAGTAACTATAATATAACTAAGACAACCACATATTTTAAAGCCTATCATAATGAGGCTGGTTCAGCTAGTGGGCTAATATATGAAGCTAGTTATGATTTAGCACAATCAACTTCATTTCAACAATTAACAGAAAATACAGGAAATGAAAATGACGAATGTTTTGTAGGAACAATGAGTTTATTTAATCCATCTTCAACTACATTTGTTAAACATTTTTTATTTAAAAGTTCAGAATATCAACATCAAGATTACAATTTATCAACTTATGTAGCTGGATATGGAAATACTACTTCAGCAGTAGATGCTATTCAATTTAAAATGTCTAGCGGAAACATAGACGCTGGAGATATTTGTCTTTATGGTATTGCTTAACAATTAACAATGGAGTATAAATAATTATGCCAAGACATCACAACATAAATGGGGTTCAAGTACCCTTTACAGCAGAAGAAGAAGCACAAAGAGATGCTGAAGAACAAGCATGGAATGATGGTGCTTTTGATCGTGCTATGGCAGATTTAAGACAAAGACGAGATAACCTTTTAAAAGCTACAGACTATTTAGCATTATCTGACAATACACTTTCTGCTGACATGACAACTTACAGACAAGATTTACGAGATATTACAAATGGCTTAACAACTGTTGAAGATGTTAATGCTGTTACATGGCCAACTAAACCATAATGGCTAAAAAATTTAAAGATCATATTGCACACGTTCCAATACAAAAAGGAAGTTCGCAAGGAAGAAGACCAAATACTAGTACTATGAACAAACATAAACGAAGACATAGTGGAGTAAAAATATATAAAGGACAAGGAAGATAACAATGGCTACACCAAACGATACGCAATTACAAAAAGGTGCTTTGGCTCCTGCTCAATCAGAGCAAACAGGAAGTCAAAAAGCAGTTACTTTAATTGAAAACTTAGTAGCACAACCAACACTTCCTACAGGCACAGTTGTAACTCCACAGTTACAAAATCTAGGCACTGGGGAACTAATGGCTACACAAGGTGTTCAAGCACCTGTAACTGCTGCTACACCTACTGCTCCAACTGCACCAACTATAACAACTGGAACTGTACCTACAGCTACTACTACAACTGTACCTACGGCACAGGCTGCGGGACAAATGACTGCTGCTCAAGTAGCAGGGGTTACCCCTACAGCTACGGCTGCACAAGGTACTTTAACTGCACCTGCACAAGCTGCAACAGGTGCTATTACTGCTGATGCTACAGTTAAGGGACAACTACAATCTTTACAAAATGAAGTAAGTACAGCTATTCAATCAGGTAATCCTTTACCTGTATGGGCTAGAGGTGCTGCTAAAGCTACTGAAGCTGCAATGAATAGAAGAGGCATGAGTGCTAGTTCTATGGCAGCTGAAGCATTAGCTGAAGGTATTATGAATGCTGCTGTACCTATTGCTAAAGCAGATGCAGATACTTATAAGCAAATGATATTCCAAAATCTTGCTAACAATCAGCAAGCTAACATTGTAAACGCACAATCATATTTACAGATGGATGTGTCTAATTTATCTAATAGACAACAAACAAGTTTAGCTAATTTAAATGCAAGACAATCTTTTTTACTATCTGATCAAGCTGCACAGAATGCTGCATTGCAATTTAATGCAACAAGCCAGAATCAAGTAAATCAATTTTATGATGGTATGTCTGCACAGATGGCAGAACAAAATGCTGTTAGAACTGATGCTATGAATCAGTATGCAGTTAGTGAACAAAACAAAATTTCTGCATTAAATGCACAAAATGAAGTAGCTGTAGCAGAAGCAAATGCTGCTAGAGAAGCTGCTATCAATCAATTTAATGCAACATTAGAAAGTCAAAGACAACAATTTAATGTAAACAATCAAAGAGAAATAGACCAATCAAATGTAGTTTGGAGAAGAGCAATTAACACAGCTAACACAGCTGCTACTAATGCTGCTAATCAAGCTAATGCTCAGAACTTATTAAATTTATCTAACTGGGCTATATCTGCTGCATGGCAACAATGGAGAGATGAAGCATCATGGGTTAATACATCTTCTGAGAATGATGCAAATAGAAATCATAATTTAGCTATGGCTGCATTAGAAAGATCTACAGCTGTAGACTTACAAGATCAAGCATCTAAAGATGCAATGTATCAAATGATTGGTAAGTTTGGATTTGATTTATTAACAGGTTAAGGAGAATATATGTTTGATAAACTAGGAAGTATAGGAAGTATAATTAAAGGTGCTGTAGGTAAAGCTGGTGCTTGGGTAGGTGGTACTATTGGTGGAGCAGTTGGTGGGCCAACAGGATCTAAAATTGGTGCAATGATTGGTTCTAAAGTAGGTGGATTATTTGAAAAGAAACCTGGGGCTGGCGATTTTAAATTAGTTGATACAAGTGTATCAGCACCTAGTCTTGGTAGCTATTCAATGAGAACTCAAGCAATGGGAGAAGCACAAGCACCTAGTATGAGAATGAAAACTGTTGATGGCGAAACATTAAATGCAGAATGGGAATACAGATTAACTAAAGGTTTAAGAAACAGAAATTTATATACATAGGAGAAACATGGATAAATTTAGAGAAGCAGAAAACAATCCTTTCGATGCACCAGTACCTGGCCAGAGTTTAACTGACAAACCAGGAAACTATCCATGGGAGCATGCACCACAATATACAGACACATCAGAAGCTGCTGATTATGTTTGGGATAAATTATCACAACCAGAATTTGCAGAACAAGTTATTGCTATGCTTGATGCAGGTATACCTGTAGAAGCTATAGGTAGAATAATTATATTTGCAGGATTTACAGAAGGTAAGTGGACACCCGATGTAGCATTTATTATTGCAGAGCCTGTAATGAAAATGATTGCAGCTGTAGGTATTCATGGTAATGTTAAAAAATTTAGAATGTCTATGCAAGATTTAACAAATGAAAAACAAATGCAATCTATTTCTAAAATTAAAAAGAGTAAAGATGAATTTGAAAAGATGGCTATGGGTATCGCTAAAGATGCTGGAGCTGAACCAAAAGGTGGGCTAATGGCTGCACCTGCTAAGGAGGAAGAGTAATGGCTATAGATTTTGGTAGAATGGCAAGAGGAGTTGCTACAGGATATTTGAGTGCAAAGATAGCAAACACAGAAGCTAATGATAGATTAAAAGAAGATATTATAAGACAGTCGGGAGAAAACTTTTATAATAATACTTTACCAGAATTTCAAAAGAGAGAAAAGAATAGAGAGAATACATATAACCAAGTTAGTAAAATATATGGTAATGATGTAGCTGAATACTTTGATCAAAGTGGATTCATTACAGGACAAGCAAATGACTTCAGTACTATTAATGATATGTTATCTGAAAATGATAATTTTAATAGAGATAAACTAAAAGCATATCTTGAGGCTGTAGAAGGTGGAACATACTCATCTAGAAAAGAAAAAAGATTTAGCTCAATAGCTGATCAAGAAAAATTTGTAATGGGTAATCTAACTAAAAATGGTTTTGGAACTAATACTCTTATGAGCCAGTTAGGTAGAGATACTACTGAAGAACAACCTATGGCACCTGCAGAAACACAAGCTGTAGCACCAGTGCCACCAGAAATGGCAGAAGATACTACCACAACTAAACTCCCTAGTTTTGCCGAAATATTTGGAACAACTAGTGAAGATAGAGTATTTAAAGATTTAAGTAGAGAAGACCAAATGCCTATAAGAAATAGAGCATTGTCAGAATTTAATGCACTATTTAGAGATGAGTTAACTGGTGATGTTAGAGTTGCACCTGCTGTAAAAGATGCTTATGATAATTTACCAGAGCCACAGAAAAGATCTGTAACATTAAGTCAGTTTGCTTTTGATAACTACTTTAAAAATACTTTTTTACCTGATAATAATTATACATTTGAAAAATCACTGCCTGCAGATATTGTAGATGCTAAGTCTTTAATAAATCAATATAGAGCTATAGGTGATGAAGATACAGTTAAAGTAATTAAGCAAAGATTAATTGATGCTGGTTACGATATTCGTGACTATAACTTATAAAATATAATACATGGCTGGATTATTTGAAGATATAAAGGCTAAGGCCCCAAAACTACCTGATAATGTTCAGGTTAATACAGGTCTGTTTAATGATTTAATGCCTAATGATCAAAAGCAGAAGTTTAAATTAACTACTGAGGGCAACCCTGGTGAAAGTGTAGATTTTTCTAATGTAGAAAATCCAGGATTATTTGATGATTTAAAACCAGAGACAAAAGAAGAAGATATTGATGGTGATAAAGATCTTTGGCAAAAGGTTAAGTTTGCCGCAGGCATGGGATTTTTTGATACTGCTAGAGGTGTAAAACAATTAGCTGGATTTGATCTTGAAAAAATGAAAGAAGATCAAAAGAAATTGTATGAGTTTATGCAAGATCCAGATGGTAGTACTAACTATATGGTTGCTGCTGCATATTTTGGTAGTGCATTATTAGATCCTGCAGGTTGGTTAATACCTGTGACAAAAGCAAAAACTTTATATCAAGCAGCTAAATATGGTTTTGTAAGTTCTGGTATAGTAGGTGGATTAGGTTATGTAGATGAAGAATCTATATTAGATACTAGAGCAAAGCAAGCTGCAGCTAGTGCAATTGGTGGTACTATTATATCTCCTGTTATTGCAGGTATTGGTAAAAAAATAAAAGGTGAAAAAGTATTTAGTAGAGAATCATTAGGTATACCTGGATTTGAACCAACTGTAAAAGCACAAGCAGATGCACAATTACATAAATTAAAATTATCTAATGAGGCAGGCAAAAAAGATAGAGAAGCATTTAACAGAAGAAAAATAGAAGATGTAGAGATAGAAGATCTAAAAGATATGCCTCAAGATAAAACAAAATTACTTAGAGGCCCAAGATTATTTTTTCAAGAAAATATAGTAAAACCTTATCAAAATAAATTTGGTAAACCTGCATTAAATTATATTACTAATGGTGAATATGGTGCAGAAGCAGGTGGTGCACTAACAGGTGGTGTTACTAGCTATGCATTTACTGATGAAGAAGCACCAACAACAACTAAATTAGGGGTTGCATTTACAGGTGCACTAACTGGTGCATTAGGATTGGGTGGAATAAAAAGAATTAAAGTTACAAGAACTTTTGGTAAAGAAGAAGAAGCTATAGAAGTTACTGAAAGTGTTGGAGATATTTTAGGTAGAAATTTTATTGATGGATATAAAATGCCTAGTAACTTTAAACAGTTAAAGGCTGAAGCACAAGGTTTCTCAAACCATATAGGTATGAGATTTTCATTCTTAGCTAATAAAATTAAATTACAATTATCACCAGATGAGCAGAAGATATTGTTTAACATGCTTGAAGGTGATATTAAACATAGTGTTAAAACAAAAAGTTTAACTGGTTTAAAAAAAGAATCAAGAGATTTAATTACAGAAATAGCACAAGAGTATGTAGATATGGGTCTTATATCTCCTATTACTTTTAAAAGAAATAAAGATATATATTTAAAAAGATCATACAGAGGTAAGTTAGAAGACAGACCATTTGGAGAGGAACTTAGAAATAGAGGTGCTACACTTATTATAACCAAAGATGAATATAATAAATTATATAAAAAACAAAAAGCATACACAACAACTACTCAAGATTTAGATAAAAAAACTGGTTTGTTTAGACAAGCTGAAGGTAAAAGAAAATTAATAAAAGGACATAGAGGTTGGGAACTATTAGGTACATCTCAAAAGGAATTTAGAAAACTAAAAGCTAATGATGAAGTACAGATTAGATGGGAGTTTACTAAACCACAAAGAGTAGGCTTAGGTGAAATAGAAGATGCGGCTTTTGCTATAGCTGAAACAGGTAGAGGTTTTGCACAAACTATAAGTCAATATAGATTTTATCAAAACATATCAAAACAAGATTATGTTTTTGATGGTTTAAGACAAATACCCGTGGCACAAAGACAAAATTACAAAAAGATGCCTGTAACTGTTATAAGTAAAACAGATGGTAAACAAAGGTATGGTGCTTTGGCTGGTAAATATGTACCAGAAGAAGTTTATAAAAATTTAGTAGCTGCTAATAGATATGCAAAAGCAGAAGGTAATACTTTTTATTCTGGATATAGAAAACTAAATTCTGTTTGGAAAGTATCTAAGACTGCATGGAATCCTACAGTACATGTAAACAATGTAATGAGTAACTTTGTATTACATGATTTAATTGATGCAGAGTTTAAGTATTTAAAACCAGCATGGACTGCTTTAACTACTCATGGTAAAACTGTAACTAAGAATGGTAAGACTAGTATACAAAAATCTAAACTAGTAGAAGCTGCCACAAAGTATGGTGTATTTGATGCTGACTTTGTAACACAAGAATTAAAAAATATTAAGGTAGGTTCTAAATTTCCATATGCATTTAATGACAGACTAGACCCATTTAATAATTCAGTTAACGCTGCAAAAGGTATATATGATGATGTACTTAACAAAAATGTATTAACTAGTCTTACAAATTTTTATAGATTTGAAGATGCGGTATTTAGATTATCTGTATTCCAAGATAGAATAGCAAAAGGTTTTTCATACTCAGATGCAGCATTAGATGCAAGAAGAGCATTTATTGATTACAATATTGACGCACCTGCTATTAATTGGATGAGAAATACTATCACTCCTTTCTTAGCATACACTTATAGAATCATACCTATACTTGCAGAGACTGCAATAGTTAGACCATGGAAGTATGCAAAATATGCAGCATTAGGTTATGGTTTAAATCAAATGGGTGATCTTGTAGGTGGTGGAGATGAAGAAGCTGAAAGAGCATTGATGCCAGAAAGAAAACAAGGTAGCTTTTTTGGTATGCCATTCTTACCATATAGAAGTATAAAAATACCTGTAGCACCTGACGATGAAGGTAATCCTTATTACATGGACTTTACTAGATTTGTACCAGGTGGAGATATATTTGATTTAGGTAATCCTGGTATACCTGGTTTGCCTGCACCTTTTCAACCATCATTTGGATTAGGTGGTGAAATATTATTTCCTATGTTAGGTTATGATTTATTTAGAGGAGAGAAAATAAAAGGGCAAACAGGCATGTTTAAAGAAGATATGCCTATTAGATTAAATGCTATTAAAGATAAGTTAATTCCTAATATTCCTTTCTTACCTGGGTCATACTCAAGTCAAAAATTAGAAAAAACTAGAAAAGGAAAAGACTCACCATTTGTACCAGAACAAAGTGAATTAACTGCATTAATGCAAACACTTGGATTTAAGATAGAAAAAGCAGAACTAGATAAACTTAAAACAGGTAAAGTATATGAGTTAAAGAGAAAGTTAAAAGGCTATGAAGAGCAAATAAACAAACATAGAAATGATTTTAGAAAAGGATTAATTAATAGAGAAACAGCTAAAAACAAAATAGATAAAGTTGCTAAAGAAATGAGAATACTTGCAGAAAAATATGGTGTAGAATTTGAAAAAGCTACATACTCACAACCTAAAAAACCATTCGAGGACGTAAAAGGTCTATTCGAAAGACAGAATTAATCATGGCTAAGAAACCTAGAACAACCAGCGAACATTTAATATCAATGTATGGTTATATAACAGGTTTAAAAAGAGAAATAAATATTATAAAAAATAATCATCTTAAGCATTTACATCAAGATGTGGATAAGTTACATGAAAAGGTAGATAAGCTACTGTATGTAATATTGGGTGGGTTAGGGGCAATCATAGCAACACTAGTAGGATTATTAAAATGATAGAGAGAGATAGTACAGATACAATAGTAATACACTGTTCTGCTACACCAAGTAATATGGATATAGGTGTAGACAAAATAAGAAAATGGCACGTTGACGATAACGGATGGGATGACATAGGTTATCACTACGTTATTCGTAGAGACGGAACGTTAGAGATAGGTAGAGATGAAGCTATGGTAGGCTCGCATGCTAGAGCAGTTAATGGCACATCTATAGGCGTATGTTTAATTGGTGGTTCAGATAGTAATGGTAAATGGGAAGAGAACTTTGCACCTATACAATTTGAAACATTGAAAAGTATCATATTAAAATTAAAAGATAAATATGATATAGAAAAAATAATAGGTCACTATCAAATTGATGACAGAAAAAAATGTCCATCATTTGATGTACCAAAATGGTTGGAGAAAAATGATGTGGTTTAGTGCTCTTAAATTAGGATTAAATGCGGCAACGCATATTTATAAAAAGAAACAAGAAACAAAGATGGCTATGGCAGATGCACAGCATATGCATGCTTCTAAGATGGCCCGTGGGGAGAGTGAGTACCAGGGAAAATTGCTAGAGGCTAGGCAATCGGACTGGAAAGACGAGTTCGTTTTGGTCGTGCTCACGCTGCCAATTTTGGTGATTGCGTGGGGGGTATGGTCAGATGATCCACAGGCTATGGAGAAGATAAAAGTTTTCTTTGAGCAATTCCAGCAGCTCCCGTCATGGTTCACAAATTTATGGATTCTTGTCGTGGCGAGTATTTATGGTATAAAGGGTACACAAATTTTTCGTAACGGAAAAAAGTAAATGTCAGAAAACAGTCTCGAACTGATAAACGAATATAAAGACCAAATCCGTATACTTCGCCAAGAAGTAGCCGAGTTACAGGATGCTGGTAAAAGTAAAGACGCAGCCAATAAAAGATGTTTACAAAAGCTAGAACATGTAACACAGGATTTAGAAGCAGCAACTAGTAAAATAAAAAAACTGGAGGAAGACCATGATCAAAAAAATAAAACAGATGATTAAAAAAGTCTGGAACAAATACATTGAATGGCTTTTTAAAGACACAAGTAAATAATGGAAAAAATTTGTAATAAATGTCACCACCCATGTCACTGCGGAGAAGATAATGATCTTCATGCAGATGAGTATGGTGTATGTACTTGTGAAAAATGTGAATGCAAACCAACTGAAGATACTTAACCCTTATGAAAACCCTTATACTTACACTACTAATTATCATATACTCAGCATTTGCTTTTGCAGATACTACACAAAATAATACATCAGGATCAAACACATCTATCACTGGTGGATACACTAGTTCAGCTACAAATACATATCAAAGTGGTAGTTCTAATAATACTACAACTACAAATAATTCTACTTCGAATATGAAATCTGCACCACCAACAGCAGCTGCACCCAATGTTACTAACTCAGGTTCAGATGTTTGTCTTGCAGGTGCATCAGCAGGTATTCAAACTTTTGGTGTAGGTGTATCAGCAGGTAAATCATTTAGAGATAAGAACTGTGAAAGAATTAAATTATCTAGAGAAATGAATAGTCTAGGTATGAAAGTTGCAGCAGTTGCAATACTTTGTCAAGATGAAAGAGTCTTTTTTGCTATGGAACAGGCAGGAACACCATGTCCATTTGAAGGTAAGATTGGTAAAGAAGCTAAAGCAGCTTGGAAGAAATATGATAAGTTAAGACCAGACTATGAAACATATGTGCAGAATTTAAAAATTATAGAAAAGAAAAATAAAGAAGAAGAAAAACAAATTACAAAAGAAATGATAACTATGGATATTCATAAAGAGTCAGAAGATAAGAAGACTAAACAAAAAATAGAATGGACTAATCCTAAATGATAGATAAATTTATATATAAGTTTTTGGGTAAGATAGATAGTGCAACTTCTTGGATAAATAAGTTATTAAAAAGTAAAAGTAAAAAATGAATAGAAAAACTAATACAGCTATGATTGCTTTGTTAGGCACTATACTTTTAGGTTTATCTACTTATGTATTAATAACAATTGTAGAACTTCAAGTTCATATAGGTATGCTTACTGAAGAAATAATGTCTATTGATAAACAAATAGGTAGAATATACAATCATATGGATAGATTAACTAGTAAATGATTTGGTTAATAGGGATAATAATAGGAGTTGGTTATGCAATATATAGCATTAATAAGTTTGCTGATTACATTAATCCTTACAACTTCCATAAAAAGTGAAGAAGTTACTACAAATAATTTACTCAATCAAAACTTTGATTCAGGATCCTGGTCTGGTACCGCTGATGGTCGCCACGGGTCTGATGTTATTGCTGCTCACAATAATGAATATATCATATCAGACGATATAAGTTTAAGAAATGATGCAGGACTAACAGAGGATCAGATAAAGTATGGATTTAGTGGAGATCATGAATTTCAATACTGGCATTGGAATGATTATGAATCTACTGTCCAATCGACTATAACAATAACAGGACAAAGTGGTGAAACAACGACACAAATACGAACTTACAACTCTACTGGCTGTGGCTATACTAACTGCGGTTCTTTCGACACTGGGTCTGACAGCTTTATTGTATCTAGAAATACTGAAACCGACTATAGTATCTCTGTACAGTATGATTTCTCAGATACTTCAAATGCTACAGGTCATTATGGTGTCGATCTCAAAGAGCCAAGCCTCACTATCACTTACGAATCTGAACCTATTTTCATAGAAGACTCTGTTGAACAGGAGATTATAGATTTGTTTGATGACTTCAAACCTGAAGACAATATTAAATTTGAAGATACAAAGTTTGAAGATAACTTTGTAGCACTACCTGAACCTGACTTTGCAATAGAAGAAGAGTTTGGTATGGAAGAACCAGAGTTTAAAGAAGAGCCATCATTTGAAGAGCCTATGGTTATGGAAATGCCAGAAGAACAAAAGCAAGAAGAACCTGAAATGGAACTTATGACGCAGCTATTTGTTGAGGAAAATGAGGATAAAGAAGATATTGACAATTCTACGGATGAGGGTATAATAGAAGTAGTAGAGGAAGAATCTAAAGAAGAAGAAAAAACAACTTCTGAAATGATGCAAGAAGGTTTTGAAGATGAACAAACAGAAAATGAACAAGCAGAATCCGATAGCGAAACTACTCAAACTACCGATGCTACGAAAGAGAGTGATACTAAGCAAGAAAAAATTAACTCGAGAAAAACTAAAACAGCAAATGCTAAGTCACAGTCAGAGTCTCTAGAGCTACAACAAGTTATGGATAAGATAGACGAGAAAGTAAAAGACATTGGTAAAAACTTAGAATTTAAAAACTTAATAAAAATTAAAGCTATGTCCAATAACGATATTATATTAGATACTTATAATGTACCTTTTTATAAACCAAAAGATATTTACCTAGACCAGGTAAGTATTGCAGATAATAGAGATATATATTCTAATATAAATCTAGATAAATATGTAGCTAATGATCCTATATCTACTAAGGTAAATAAAATAAATGAATTACAAAATGAAAGACAGCAATTGTTAATACAATTAGAGGTACTTAAAAATGAACTTTAAATTTGACTTATTAAAATTAATAAAGCAGAAAAAATATAAAGACTCAGCACTAGCACAGCTAAGGCAGAGAAGTAAAACTTCTATAGCCAGACCAAAGGCAACAAAAAATATAACTTCAAAAGATCCAAGGATGCAGGGGATATAATATGGATAAAATAAAAAATCAATTAGCAGGTGTAGCAGCTTTACTAGGTGTCATTGCCGCAATAGGTGGTGGCTTTGTAAAGTATGGTGAAATAACAACTAAACTAGATGCATTAGAAAATGCAGGTGGTACAGATTGGTCTGCACAAATAGCTGTATTAGAAGAAAAAGTTACTGCTCTAGAAAATAAAGATCTATCACATACACATGATAATGAGCATAGCCATACTAAAATATTAGTAAACGAAAAAACACTTCAAGTATTACAAAATCAAATAGAGGAATTAAAAATTAAATCTTCTAACCCGCTAGCAAACTAGTGTACCTTAATGCTAACATACCTATCATAGAGTGCTATGTTAGAGGTAATTATTTAAGAGATCAAAAAGATTCCTTTGATAAATACTTTGGGTGTGCTATATTTGGATTTAGTTCTATACCAAATCAAGTACCATTGTTTCATTTTATGATGGAAGATGGTGGGCTATGGTGGAGAGCACCTATATCAGCATTCTGTAAAGAGCCTAATGTAAAAGAGTTGCCACTTAATGAGTTAGTTATGTGGGATAGTTTTAGTTATAATGTAAGTGTTACTACGTTTTATGAATTATCAGGTAATAAAATGCAGTATATATCTAGACGTAAAGTAAAAAGAGTAGGCACATATTTATTTACTATAGATTGGGGGCCAGGAGATTATAACGAATTAAATTTTGGTTATGCAGAAAAACCAGACCAACACAAATGTGGCCATGTATTAGAATTAGATGATGGTAATTATGCAATACAACCTAACAATAGATTAAGAGTATTTGATGCATCTATGGGCACAGATTTAGATAAGAAACCTCTTATTAATAGATTAGTTAATACTAGAAGATGGTCAGTTGAGACTAGTTCTAAATGGATAACTGATGAGCATGAGGAAGGCAGCTACGATTATCATTTTAAGGAGTTAAAAGATGAGTAATAAAAGTACAGTAAATAAAGCAGGAAACTATACACAACCTAATAAAAGAAAACAAATCTTTAATAGAATAAAAGCTGCAAATACCCATGGCACAGCCGCAGGTAAATGGTCAGCTAGAAAAGCACAAGCACTAGCTAAAGCATATAAGAAAGCAGGTGGTGGATATAAATCGTAATGCCATTTCTAAGTAAAAGTAAATTTTTAACTGAAAGTAAAACTATTACAAGTTTATTACCAAATGCAGATGCAGATTTAATTTATACTTGCCCTAATAATTATAGTGCTATTGTTAAATTTCTACATTTAAGTAGTGGTATAGCTAATAATAAAAAAGCATATATACAATTTTATCATGCTGATGATGGTACATATCATCATATTGTAAATGGACTCGCTATGGGTGCACATACAGCTACTGATTTAGTAAGTGGTAGCCAGTTATATATGCATCAAGGTGATAAATTAATAGGTTATATAGAAGCAACAATGAGTTTGGATGTAACTGTTTCTTTAGAGGAATATTACGATCCATTGAGAGGATAAAGGAGAATATATAATGGTAGCAATAAAAGGAAAACAATACAAGTTAGACTTTAACAAAAATAAAAAGCTAGACAAACAAGACTTTAAAATATTAGCAAAAATAAAAAAGAAAAATAAAAATGTCACTAACAAAAAGTCAAAGATCACTTAAGGCTTGGGGCAAACAGAAATGGAGAACCAAGTCTGGTAAAAAATCATCTGTAACAGGTGAAAGATACTTACCAGAGAAAGCAATAAAAGCATTATCTTCTTCTGAATATGCAGCTACAACTGCTGCAAAGAAAGCGGGTAAAGCTAAAGGTAAACAGTTTGTTAAACAACCTAAGAATATTGCAAAGAAAGTAAAACAATATAGGAGTTTTGCATAATGGCAGGAGCAGCTAAAACAAAAGCATGGACTAGAAAAGAAGGTCAGAATCCTAAGGGTGGCCTTAATCAAAAAGGTCGTGATTCTTATAACCGTGAGACTGGTGGTAATTTAAAAGCACCAAGTAAAAAGGTAGGCAACAAAAGGCGTGCCTCTTTTTGTGCTCGTATGCGTGGAATGAAAAAGAAACTTACTTCTAAGAAAACTGCTAATGACCCTAACTCTAGAATTAATAAAGCATTAAGAGCCTGGAATTGTTAAATGGCACCACCATTACTTGCAATCCCTATAATTACAGCAGTAGGTAGATTTGCTGCACCCTACTTATCTAAAGAATTAAGTAAGCTAGGACTCAATAAGTTTGTTTCAACTTATGGTAAAGATGCATTTACTAGTTTAAATGAAACATTAGCTGCTGATACACCTATGGTTAAGGCAGATAGTGTACCGATGGTAAATCCTAATTTTGCATCTACTGATAGCGATGATGATGATCCTAATTTACCAATGGTCAAAGACCCAAATCAATCCAACCAACCACAACAGGAACCCCCTGAAGATAAAGAGCCAAACATTGGCACAGAAGTAGCTACCGAAGCTGCGTTAGAAATATCTAAAAACTTATCCAAAGAAGACGACATTAAATCCCAAACACAAAAAGCACTAGAACCCAAAGTAGAATTTGGGCCACTAACAGAAACAGAAAAACAAACAGCACAGGCACTCATGGGTGATAAACCAGAGTTCTATTCTCGTGCTGTTGATGCTATTAAGAATGCTAAACAAAATAAATTTACTAAAGGTAAATGGAAAAGTATTGTACAGAGTAATTCTACTAAAGAAGAAATGGATTACCTAGGATTATCAGAGTATCTACAAGGTAACGAATCTATAACTAAACAAGACTTATTGGATTTTGTAGAGCAAAAAAATATAGCAGATAAACTAAGTGTAGTTGAGGTACCATTAGAAGATCAATATGATTTTACAACTTTTTCACTTGGTGGTGCAGGTGGTAAAAGGGCTGTTAGTACTTTACCATATGACTATGCAGTTAATCCAACTGGACAAAAATTACAAGAAGGATACAAATCTACTGTAGAGCAATATGTTTTTCAAGTAGATGGGCCAGAGCAATGGTCAGCTGACCCTGATCATTTTGCTAAAGAATATGCAACTAATGCTATAGGACATGCTAGAGCACAGACAGGATACTTTGATGCTGATGCTGTGGAAAAAAGATTAAATAAAAAAGAAGCTGATGGTGTAAAGTTAAGTAACGATGATAAAACTTTAAAAAATGCATCTAGACAATTAGAAGATACTTTTATCATAGATGAAATACAATCTGATATGATACAAAAGATACAGCAAGAAGGAACTAAAGATGATTTTGTTATAATAAAAGGTAAAGATATTACTCAAGATTTTTTAAAAAAAAATTATCCTAACTATCTTGTTAAAAAAGAACCAGATGTATTATCTGGTCGTGGTATATTTGGACAAATTGAAAATGATAGAGAAGGGCCAATAGCAGGATTAACAGATACAGAACCTACTAATAAAAAAATATTAGATGAAGCAAAAAATTTTGCTACTGAAAATCAAAATGTTTTATATTCTGTAGATACAGGAAGAGATATAACAAATGAACGTGGTGTGCCTGAAGTTAGATTAATGGATAACAACTTTTATGTTTTTGATAAAAATAATTTAGTTACTAAGGGTTCTTACAAAACAAAAGAGCAAGCACAAAAACAGGTAGATCTAAGAGGTTACAATCCATTACCTATAACTGAATCAAAAAAATATGTAGAGTTAATATTAAATGCTATGATAAAAAAAGCAGTAGAAAAAGATTTAGATAGTATAGGTATAACTAATGGTCAAATACAATTTGATAGATATGAAGGTCAACCTATGGAAGATAAAGAAGGTTTAAAAAAATTTTATGATGAAATTGTATATAAACAATTAGAAAAAATTGCAGATAAATATAACGTAAAATTAGAAACAGTTGAACTTCCTGGTAAAGGTAAGTTAAAAGAATTTGATGATGTTGGTTTAAATGAACCTACAGAAGAATCAGATGCTTTAAATATAACTCGTAGAACTCGAACTGCATTAAGAGATGGGTTTGTTTTGCGTAAAATTAGCTATAGTTCATTAGCAAATACAATTGAAAGTCTAAATCGTGGAACTGTAGAGGGAGATCCACTTCCTGACAATGCCACACTTCCAGATTATGCAAGCATATTTACTGAAACAGGTAGGGGTGCAGGAGATAGTATTTTAGATACACTTATTGATGATAACCCAGATATAGAAAATGAAAAAAATTATTATATGTGGGTAAAACCAGATAGTGAAATAGATAAAGCAATAACAAAAGCTAATGCTGGTGAGTTAATGAACATAGCAAGAGTATGGAATAATAGAGATATTAATTTACAAATGCCTATATCATCAGTTATCCCTTCAGGTGGCACAGATATAAATAGTTATAATTCTTATATATCTGAATACTTTAGTGGTGAAAACTTTAATATTAAATATCCTCATGAAATTATTAAAATGAAACTACCAAAGAAATTACAAAAAGAAATACTAAGCAAGCCTATCAAACTAAGTAAAGCTAAACAGCAAACAGATAGATTATTTGCATAAAAAAGGGGAGCCATAAAGACTCCCCCGTAGCAAGGCAACACGACTAATTTGGAACCTAAGTTATCTTGGGTTCCTTTTTTTTTGGGCCTTACGATACAGTGAAGGATCACCCCATCGCTTAGTCCAAAACCAGTTACTTAATTTACTAGCATAACCTTCTAACTTATCCATGATACAGTTATGCCAGAAGTAATATCTAAATTTTTTGTATAATCTGTTTAACATCTTCTTGTAGTTTTTTACAAACAGAGTTTGCATGATTAATTATTGATGCACAAAGACTCGCATGAAATGGATGAGTCTTTAACGCTTCTCTAATCTTAGTAACAGGCTTTCCCCCATAGTCTATGACTACCATATTGTTTTTATTTAAACCAATCTTAAGTTCAAATAGTATTCCTGTATGTTTTAGTATCTCATCTTCTTTATTTTCTGTCATTGCTTTCTCCTTGTTTCACAAACTCTGCACTAATTCTAGGATCCAACGGACTTAACGAAGATAATTTACTCATGATATTAACTACTTCTCCGTATGGTCTAGTCATTAAATACCTCATAATATCCATTAGTTGTTCTGATGTTATCAGATATGTTTTCCCATTAACTTCTTGTTGTTTTTTTTCTTTACTCATTGTTCCCCTCTTATTTATCAGTAAAATATTTATTGAGGGTTTGTATACTTTCTTCTGCTGAAGATATTTTATTTACCAGTTTATCCAACTCATCAATGAACTGTGGATGCTCACCAATACCAACAGCTGAATTAAGATAAACAAGTGCACTAGCATACGCATCTGCTATCTGTGCCTCGTATTTTTTTCTTAACGCATCTAACATCAGTAACTTTGTATCCATTAGTATCCTCTGTATTCATAAAATGTTTTTTCTATATAGTCTTCATCTAACAGGTAAGGATTACTACCATTTTTAAAATCATGTAGTTCCCTTAGTTCATTAATAGTTTGAGATAATGTTTTATTTTCTTGTAAACATCCACAAACTAAATCTATAACTTCTATAAATGCTTGCTTTACTCTTGCCATATTTCAATCTCCTTTATTAATTTATCTAAATACCAACTTGCTTTTTTTAAATCCTGTAAAGGATTACCTTTAAATTTAAACCTCCCAACATACTTAATTATATTGCCCTTAAGGTATCCGACAAACTCATCATTAGTCATATAATCTTTTATGACTTCAATAGTTTCTCTGTTACCTTGTTTATAATGATTAGGATGATTTACAGGATCATCATGATCAATAGTATAATTATCTTCTGATTCAAGAATATACTTATTTCCATTATAAATAATTTCTTTTTTAACGTCTGCCATATTCTCTCCTAATAGTTTTAATATCAATAGTCTCTATATTATAGTTACCATCTTTAACTCCTCTTTTAACTACTAACCCACTCCACCATAGATGCTGAGTATCTCTAGCAAAATGTTCTGGATGACTTAAATAACATCCTGCAGATAGCCCATGAATCTTTTTACCATTAGGTAAAGTAGATATAGCATAATCTAATAAATGACTATGGCCTACTGTAGCAGAAACTTTGTGTTTTGTCAAGAGAGTTCTGCCAATATTTTCACCAGATATAGCTGACCCCATAATACCAGATGGGAAGTGATGTGCATAATAAATACCATCAACAACTTTAAATTGTTTATATGGTATTTCTTGCCAACCATATTTCTTAAATTGTAAATCAGATATTTTCATAGTGCCATCTAACTCTGGATTTTCTTCTACAAATCTATCTATTCTATCCTCATGATTACCATGTAGCATTATCTTTTTAAGTTTATGTTTTCCTAAACCTTTATTAAACAAATGCAATGCTTCATGCGAATGCTCCATATCTTTCTGGTATCTTCTACCTTCAAAAGATTTCTTACCTCTGTCATATGTAGACAGAGAATCCATACTACAAAAGTCACCCATGCATATTACATGTGTCGCTTTTATATCTGCGGCTAGTCTACCTGCCCACAGAAATCTATCATTGCTTGCTTTGGGTGTGCAATGCGGATCACCCATTACTAAATGTGTTGCCATTAGTTTAACTCCTTTTCACGTTTGGCTTTTAACCATTCTATAAAATCAATAACATTATCTTCTTCGTCAAACTCTGCTACTGCATTCATGCTTAGGTTAGATCTTTCGGGGTTTTTTTTATCTGCGGCAAATCCTTTTAATCCATAAACAAAAATAGATTGTGGATCTTGAGTTGCCATTTTTATCATGCCTCTAGCTATAGTAGAACATAATTCGTATTGCTCAGTGGTCATTTGAGATTTGCTATCCATCATAATACCACATGTAAATCCTTTTTCCCATGGGGAAATTAAAACTTTTATGCAATTCTTAAACGTATCTTTTTTCTTAGTCATGCCAATACCTTTTTACGTTATCATTATTGTACTCTAATACTTTGTGTTCGAATCCCCTTTTCATACTTTTTTTACCAAAGTACTCTGCTTTTTTCTCGTCATCAAACACAGTATTATTAAATAATCTATACTCATTATCTTTTTTATTCTTAAACACTACAAAATACAAATGCATATTAACACAGAGAGTAAGTAGAAAATAGACCCCTCAAACTATTCCCCATTACTCTCCATGTCATCCTTCTTAGGATTGGTTACAGAAGTATACCAAACCCATTTAGGATTCTTTCCCTTGGATTGCTGTTGCGGTAAGTGTTGCAATCCATCTCCCCAACATGGCACTTTGTATGGACAAAACGAACATACAGTGCCTAGCGTTCTGTTGCCTGTTGGTTTACCTCTGAAAGTTTCGGCTATGTCATCGAAACATTTCTGGAATTCTGTTTTATTTTTTAATGCGGTGTAATTATCTGCTGCAATTTTAATGTATTTATTCTTATGTTCATCTTGGAAATCTGGTGCTTCGCATACAGTCCATTCACCTGTAGACTTATTGATAGCTATCCAACCACCGAAAGGCTTTCCCATACCTTCTGCGTAGAGAAAACCTTGCGATGCATAACCAAAGGAATCATTATTAACTACTTCATTAAAGCCCCCCTTCTCACCAAACTTATGCTCAAAGGAATACGGTGACGCACTCTTAATATCCCAAATCTTGTTATCAATCTCAACATCCAATCTTCCAGACATAGAGTCTTCTTTAAATTTATACTTAACTTCTTTTTGTTCACTATCAATTTTAACTCCTGCAGATTTTAAAACAAATATAGCTAAGGCCTCTATCAAATCTCCAAATGTATTTCTCATTTTATTATTATAAGGTTGTCCATCACCTTTAATACCTTTTGATTCCATTTGTAGTTGACAGAGTGGCCTACCTATATTCGACATTCTAGGTTCAAAACTATCCCTACGCTTTTCTGAGAACTGTCTACGCAAGGCACTTTTACATGCCTCGCCAAACTCCTCAACTAAATTCTCAGAAATAGCGACAGGATTGCTAGATACTTTATCAAGATATATTTTTACTTTATCTAGTATTGTATTCATTAAGATGCCAATACTTCCTCTGGAAGTTTATCGTCCATCTCTTCCACAATTTTAGCGTCTTCACCATCTTGATCATTCGGTTTCTTTGATCTAGAATTTTTGTAAGCTGTAAGAACTTCATCGTTTTCTTTCTTAACAGCCTGTTGAAACACAGTTAGAGTGTCGCTATCTTCTTTTGTAAACTGCAATTCAGTACCAGACTTAGAGTCTAGTACAGGTACATAAAAAGTATTACCACCTTTTTTCTGTCTTTCAGTATCAATAGAAAGCACTTGTTTAAGCATAACTTTACCACTATCTTTTAGTCTTTTGATAGCATTACTTACAGGTAAAAATGCTGTACCAGATACTCTGTACAATGTGGGTAGATTTTCTACCTTGTGCTTTTCACCATTAGATAAGACCCCATCAAAACTAACTAGACCATACACTAATCTATAACATCTGATAGTTCTCTGTATCATTTGCTGATCTGGTGTAAGTGAGTCTCTGTCTTTGTACGGGACTTTACCACAATTAACTCCACCTAACATATCAATTGCTTCATCTTTGTGAGATGAAAAGATAACTGATCTGTTAACATATTCTGCTTTATCAGTATCATAATGCATGTATTGCATACCACTAATAAATGGTCTGAAGTTAACTGGTTTACCATAAGCAACTTTACCTACAGTAGTATCAAACACAGAAAAATAACCAACTGGTATTTGATTACCATCGTCATCTTCTGGGCTTCTATTAATAGATAATCTAGGAATGCCATCACTACTAGATGTACCATCGTCTTGACCTATAGCTTTCATTATTTGCTCATCGGTCATTTGGTTTATATTTATAAGTTCATTGTCTGACATTGAACACCTCCTTGTAAAAATTAATGTATATCATATTTTATAGTAAATGTCAAGTACTATTTTTTATTTTTTTTCTTGTATGGTGGGTACACTAAGTCGCATACCCAAAAGAAAATAACAACTGCTAAGCAGGCAGATAGAAATATATCTAACATAAGCGTGTCTCCTCATCGGTTTGTATTACTTTGAATCCATCATACTCAGCATATTGCTTCCATGATGAATAGTCTTCATGATCTTTATTTAAATACAAAGTATCATAAGTTCCTTCGAAACTATTTACAAAGGCTTGATACTCATCGTAGACAGTAATGTCTGAATCATCATATTCATCTAAAGTTTCTAATGCCTCAATCATATTAGTCCTCCAATTTATAGGCTTTCGATTGTTCAAATAAAAAGTATTCGTATCCGTCATGCTCTTTATTTGCAGTCATCAACTCTGCGTATGCATTTGCACTATGCCTGTTAATGAATTGTTTTTCAAATATAAATTTATCTGAGTGATCAAACTTACCCATGATTATATATTTTCTAGTTTTATCTTCAGTATTATTTAAACTCATATGGTTATTACCTCCTTCATATCTAACCAGTTATATCCTATTTTTGTTTCTGTGTCAAGTGGAACATTGAAATCTATATTATAATATTCTTTCAATGAATCAATAACACTACTTGTGCCCTGCTTGAATATTTTACCCATCACACTTTCTTCACCAGGATAAACATCAGCTACGATAGAATCGTGAACTGTATTTACGAGTAAACTTTTTACTTTCTGTTCCCTCATTAGATTGTGAATATTTATACACGCTAATGGAACAATATCTGCTGTTGCAAAACCTTGCACAGGATAATTTTTTATTTGTGTACCATAACTAGAACCACCCCAAGGCATACGCTGAGCATATGGAAATGAGTATTGCCTACCTGTAGGTATTTGTATACATTTAAATTTAATAGCATGTGTTTGTAATTTATCATGCCATGCTTTTATGCCTTTATACTTTTCTAAAAACTTACGATAGTATTTCTTCTCGTCTTCAGTACCTGTTACACCCCCATACAAAGGTTTAAATGTATGTGCTTTAGCATCTTGCCTTGATACTCCAATAATGTCTGCAGTGTATTGGTGCACATCAATATTATTTTTTATATCTTCCATACCTTGTTTATCTTGTGCCATAAACACTGCAGTTCTAAATTCAAGCTGAGAGAAATCTATCTCCAATATTTTACCATTAGAGAATCTTGACTTAACAACTTGCCTAATAGGAAATGTTTTTCCTCTAGGTTGATTCTGAAAATTAGGATCACGACTTGATAGTCTACCTGTTGCAGTTACTGCCTGCATAAATTTAGGATGTAGCATACCTTGATCATCTGTGTGATCTTTAATACCAGAAATAAAAGTAGATAGATAAGTATCTATTGCATTGTATCTTACAATAGCATCTAAAAATTCTCTAAGTTCTCCCTCAGATTCTGCTGAAAGTTTAGATAGAGTTACTTTATCTGTTCTAAATCCAGACTCTGATATATCATATACACTTCTAGGAACTTGATTAAACCCTGCAAGTTTAGCCATCTTGTGATATATAAATCCATCACCATCACAGTCAGAACATTTAGTATAATTTTTATATGGACTGCCATCTTTTTTTATTCTTTTAGTTACACCTTTACCATCACAAGGTATACATTTGCTTGCACTTGTTTTATATACAGGTGCAGTATTGTTTTTAACTAGAGATCTAAATTGATTTAATGAAAACTGTGGTCTGCGTTTGTTTTTACCTGTTGATTTATCTACACCAACATTAAATATTTTGGCCCAATTATTTTTGTCTAAAGGTTTTTTAGAATAGATTAACCATGATAATTGTTCTGGACTAGATAAATTTATTTCTGTATCACCCATTTTATTATAGACAATCTTGCCTATCTTCTGCCTTAGATATTCTTTTTCTGCAGTGTACTCTGCATTTACTTTTTCTAAAACATTTAGATCAACATAGATACCATTACGTTCCATGTCAGATAATACAACTAAAAACTCACCCATCATCTTAGCAGTCTTGACTAAATCTTTATTAGCAGGAAGTTTAAAGTCTTGCATCTGAGACTCAAATAATCTCTTGGTAATTGTTACATCATTTCTACCATACTCCTCAACAAGATCAGCAGGTATGTTATCAAAAGATATACCACGATCCATGTATTCTTTTATACGATCATCCTTCATGCCTATCTTCCTACGTTGGCAACACATTTGCAATGTCAAAGATTTTCTAACACCTTTGTTAAGTATATATTCACCTATCATAGTATCATAGACTTTACCAGTGTATTTAAAACCTGCCTCTAATAACCACATCAAATCAAATTTAAGATTGTGCCCTATCAATAAAGTAGTTTGGTCTAGCCTCTCTTGTATACTATCATAACATCCTTCACTAACTTTTTCAGAATGATAAGTGAAATAATATTCGCTACCAAACTTTGATTCTAACCCAACACTTACCAGTTTATTATCTGGGTGAAATGGTGATGGATCAAATCCATTGTTTTTATTTTTTTGATATGTTGTTTCTACGTCAACTACTGTAATCATACATCGTACCTACTTATCTCTCTATAAATTCTAGCATCAATAATTCCATGATACCCATTTATTTTATTTTTAGAAATACATAATGATCTATCCATGTTCTCTTGACCATTTGTATCTGGTGCTTTACCTACACCAATAATTAAATCAGCCTCAGCTGCTTTACCAGTCCTAGAGTTTTCCATCATATTAAAATCCATATGTCTTTTATTATGTGCATCATTTGATGCTTGCGATATTGCAATGATAGCACACTTTCTACGTTTTGCAATCTCTCTGGCACTAGTATATATTGCTCTGAGTTTTTCATCTGACCTTGCGTATATACCAGAAATATTTACTTTGTCAAGTTGATCAATGACAATAATATCTGGTTTATGTTTTTCACAATGCGAATCTATATCGTCCATTGTCCAATCAACAGTATCATAAAGTTGTATATTCTCTTTTATTAAATCCCATTTACCATTTGCAATCTCTATGTTCTCAACTATTTCTTCTCTTGTCATTCCTGTATAACAGGATATGGCTCTCATCTGAGTTCTAACTGCAGGCTCTTCATTTATAAACGCATGAACTTTAGCACCTTGCTCAGCAAACCCATCTGGTGATGACACTAGACTAACCCAAAAAGCAGTCTTACCTGTCTCTGGTCTAGCAAACACAATCATTAAATTACCATCACCAATACCACCAACCTCGTCTCTAAGTGTAGATATACTGAACTTCCATTTAGTAGTATCAACTAACTGATTCATAACTTCTCCAATATTATTGGATACAGATTGTACTTTCTCATCTGGGGTATTTGTCTTATGCTTTTCAATTATAGAAATAATATCATTAAAGTTTGCAGGCTTACCATTAAATATTTCTGTGGCTTCAACTGCTATCTTCTGTGCAGTCTCCCTTTCTACAAGAACTTTCATAATATCTTTTGCTATCTCGTTAGATGGTTCTTGTATATCTTTTAAGTCTTCAATTAATTCATTGAATTTTATTTTTGCTGCCCTAGTTAATGCAGGATTATACATCGTAGTATGCAATCCATATAACTCATCTACTTTTATTGACTCCTCATACTCTGAGTGTGCTCGTTTGATTGTGTCAAACAAAGAACCCAAGTCACCCTCAAATACACTGCTTGATACTGAGCCTTTGTATTGGTCGTAAAAAGATTTATCTAACATCTTTTTTAGTATCTGCTTTTCCATCGTGTCTCCCTTCATTATCTTCTGTTGATTGCTTTTTGTACTTTTAGTTCGTTCTCTAGTATAACTGTAATTGTGTCAAGTTTGCTCTGATCTCTTTGGTTCCACTCTGCTTTGTTTATATCTATAATATCATACTTCCAGTTAGTCCAACTTTCAAGTATCTCTTTCATCATTTCTTCAGTCATAAAATATACTCCTTATCTCATCTGTTTTAAAATATTTTAAATCATCTTCCAATGCTTTTACTTTTACATTTGTAAAACCTTTTGATCTTAACTCTTTTGCAATAGAGAAAGATTTAGTAGTTGCATCTCTATCTAGTGCAACATAAATATTTTTATACTGCATGATATGTGCAAGGTGTGTATCTGCTAGTGATGTACCCATCAAAGCAATACCAGTTAGTACACCAGATACTGCACATGCAGAGGCACAATCCTCTACAATAACTGCATCGTCACCCTCACCACAAATAAAAGGAACATGCTTATTACCGTACATAAACCATTTAGGATATGTGTCCTTATGTAATGCTCTGCCAACTGCACCTGCATATTCATTTGTATATTTATTTTTAACTACAAATACAACTCTATCTTGTGCTACATCATATTTTATATCTGCTCTGTTCATCATAAAAGAATCCCAACAGTTATTATTTCGTAAATATTTCATTGCTTTTTCATGAGAGAATGGTGACTTAAAACTTTCTGGTATGTTAAATACTGATAACTCTGAATCATTCTTTTTATTTGAGAAAGTATTAGTAACATAGTCCATAGTTTTCTGACCCTCA